TAACTGTTACACTGCCAGCAAGTGCTGGTACAGTTGCATTGACTTCTGACATACCTTCTTCTGGTATATCTAGTGGTAATGTAGCCACCTTTACTAGCGGTGCAGCAGACAACGACTTCTTACGTATTGATGGTACTGCTATTGAAGGACGTTCTGCAGCCGAAGTGCTTTCTGACATAGGCGGCCAAGCATCACTAACATTTGGCATATCAAACACCAATGCCGTGAAGATTGATAGTTCTTCTGTTGCTGATGATGAGTATGCACGGTTTACCGCTAGTGGGCTTGAGAGTAGGTCTACGTCTGAAGTGTTATCCGACATTGGCGCACAAGCGTCTTTAACATTTGGTATTTCAAATACTAATGCTGTCAAGGTAGATAGTTCCTCTGTAGCTGACGATGAGTATGCACGATTTACCGCTAACGGTTTAGAGAGTCGTTCAACTGCAGAAGTTCTTTCAGATATCGGTGGTCAAGCATCCCTAACCTTTGGCATCTCAAATACTAATGCAGTCAAAATTGATAGTTCATCTGTGGCGGATGATGAGTATGCTAGATTTACTGCTAATGGACTTGAAAGTAGGTCAGCATCAGAAACACGTACTGATATAGGGCTAGGTAGTGCCGCAGTATTGACTGCAGGTACATCCGCTAACAATGCTGTACAGTTAGATGGTTCAGCAAGACTACCAGCAGTAGACGGTTCACAGTTGACTAACTTACCCTCTGCTGGTGCAACCGCCGGCTTTGCAGTAGCTATGGCAATTGCATTATAGGGTTGACAAAGTAATACAAGTATGATATAATTATGTATATTACTAATTAGGAGTAATTATGGCACAGGATTTTGAAAGAAACATTGCAAGGAATGTTGGTACAGGCGCAGTAACCCTACGTACAGCCAACTCTGATGATGCGCTTATTGGTATCAACATTGCTAATGTTACAACCACACAAATCTTAATGGATGTGTTTATTAACGATGGGTCTAATGACTACTACATTGTTAAGGATGCACCTATTCCTGTAGGGTCAGCCCTGCAAGTATTAGATGGCGGTGCAAAAGTTGTAATGCAAGCAAGTGACGTACTTAAAGTACAAAGTGATACCGCATCTAGCGCAGATGTTTGGGTCTCTGTAGTTGACACTATCAGCGCATAGGGAATAGACAATGCCTTACATTGGACAAAAAGTTCCGGGTTCCTATCAAGCTACTAAAGCTGTACAACGCTTTAATGGTGACGGTAGTGATACTACGTTTACCTTAACTACCACAGTTTCTTCTGTGCAGGATGTGTTGGTTTCGGTAGATGGTGTCGTTCAAGACACTGCCGCATACACTATTCCTGATGGCACTACACTAACATTTACTGCTGCTCCTTCCTCTGGTACAGGTAACATTTTCGTAAACTACCTAGCACCACAAACGGGTACGATTACACCAGCCGCTGAAAACAAAGGTAACTTTAAAGCTGGCGGTCTATTTCGTACTAACGCACAATCCCTAACCGCAAACACAACTATTCTTGCTACTGAAAACGCTAATGTGACAGGGCCACTTACTGTAGCATCTGGTGTAACATTGACCGTTGAAAGCGGTGGAACATTGGTGACACTATGAGTACATTAAAAGCAGATACCATACAGAACACATCTGGCGGTGCAGTCACGCTGACTAATCAGAGTGCGGCAAAGGCTTGGTTTAACTATGACCAAACCACTCCATCTGTTGATGATTCTTTTAACACGTCTTCAATTTCGGACGATTCTGCTGGTATTTTTACTAACGCATTTACTAATAATATGGACAATGCCGCTTGGGCGGCTGGGTTTATTTGTAGGAATAACAGGCATCAATTTAATACTAATACATCTGCAACGTCAGGTAGGGCTTGGAGAACCTCTGATAGTAGCAATAACGTGGCTGATGGCCTACATAACTGTGCAATATGTAACGGAGACCTAGCATGAGTGAAATCTTAGTAAACAAACTCACTGGCACCTCCACCGCAGGGTCTATCCTCGTTACAGGCGAAGGTAATAGCACGACTACTAATCTTCAGCAGGGGTTGGCGAAGGCTTGGGTAAATTCAAACATTGACGGAACTGCGGCTGTTTTAGATAGCCTTAACATAAGTTCACTTGATGATGATGGCACTGGACAAGCGACATTTCATTACACTAATTCTATGAACAATGCTCTGTACAGCGCACTCACAGGTGGTGGGGGTGGTACTAGAAATAACACACTTGCAAATGTATCTACACCTGAAGCAGAAAAGTCTGCATCACAACTAGGTGTGGATATTCAATATGCTCACACAACCGCCTTTGACCCAGATGTTTGTGCGGCAAGTATTCACGGAGATTTAGCATAATGGCTGGTACAATCATAGCAGATACCCTGACCCATAGCACCGCAGGTTCGGTGACTACGGATTTTGTTGTTAATGGTAGTGCGAAGGCTTGGGTTAATGGTACAGCTACAGCCTCTATAAATAATAGTTTTAATTGTTCATCTGGGACAGACCACGGAACAGGAGACTATTCAATAACCCTCACAAATGCTTTCTCTGCTGTTACTTATGCAATGTCAGCTATGGCAAGAACAACGACTGCTGGTTTTATTGTTACAAGAAACCCAGACAGGGATGAGGCTACCGTTTTAGCTATAGAAATAGATACTGACGCAAGTACACAATCAGATTCTGCATTTGAAATAAATGCACACGGAGATTTAGCCTAATGACAACGACACCTGATTTCAAAGGCACACACCTATTTGACAGACTGTGCTGGGCTAAAGAATCGCTGGAAGCGGTACAATCTGACTACCGTGTGGTCTATGAGGACAGCATTGATGAGTGCGCCAAGATACTTGTGCCTGACCCTAACTGGATGGCTTGCGCTTTACAAGGCGGCATCCTACCGCCAGTGTGGGTGTATCACGAGTTGGCAAAAGATGAAGCACAACCAGACTTCAAGAAGCATACTCGCGGCTACCTGTTACATGACACCAAGCCTATTGATGCTCTAACCGAAGAGCAAGCTATTGAATACTTAATTATGAAGGACTGCCCACAGCACGTGTGGCAGAACTGGGATACAGGCAATAAACCAAAGATGGTTATCTGCCGCAAGGAACAGTTACCAAGCACTAGAGAGTGGCGTAACGCTTGGAAGATAACTGAAGACTTAACTGCCACTGATATCGCAGCCTAAGAGGAGAAACCTAATGGCAACAACATACATCGTAGATAAGGACGGAAATCAGATTGATGCTTCCACAGCTACCGTTCCTTCTGACCGTCACTTTCGTGGTGCATGGTCTCTGAATGGAAGCGTGATTAGTGAAGACATGGATGCAGCACGGGCAATCTTCCGTGACAAAGTTCGTGAAGCACGTAAGCCGTTGCTTGAAGCAAAGGACGTGGAACTAATGAAAGCACTAGAAACCAGTGCGGATACCAGTGCAATCGCTTCTGCAAAGACAGCCCTTCGTGATGCACCTGCAGCTTCTGCAATCACTAATGCTGCTAACATTGCAGCACTCAAGGCAGCTTGGGATACAAGCGTACTTGGCGATAGCCCTTACGCATAAGCGTAGGGGTCATCCCTGTTCAGGAGAAGATAGATGGCGTTGACAAAAATACTATCGGGCGGTCTTGGAACCGGGATACTAAAAAAAGTAGAGTTTATTCCTATACCACCTCAATCAATTACTGGAAGTTCGGGTAATATACCAAGAGATAATACGTTGCCTCTTATTACAGAAGGGCATCAGGTTGTACAGGCAAACTATACGCCAGCAGAAACTACGTCAACCATATTTGCAGATGCTACATTCTATATTGGCGAAGAGTCAAATGTTGCCAACGTATTTTTATCTGCTTTGTTCTTTAATGACACATGCGTTAATGCAAGGGCAGTGCTGGGGGCGGGTAACATAGCACAATGGGCAAGATTACAGGCATCATTTTCAAATAGTACTGGCAATGCTTTAGATATTGAAATACGCTGCGATGAAAATGCAGCATTTGAAATCAACGGTTCTCATCTTGGAACATCTGCCGGAACATTTGTTAGTAATGCTGGCAGTGCTTTTGGTGGCACTGATGCAGTAAATCAAAGCTACATTTGTGTGTATGAATTTTAGGAGTAATTAATGCCATACATAGGTAAATCCCCCCAGAATGGTGTTCGCAATCGCTTTGTCTATCAGGCAACAGCCAGTCAAACATCTTTTAGCGGTAGTGACGCAGACAGTAAGGTACTAA